AGAGAAGGTGATCCGTACCGCGGCCGAAGAGCTATTCAAGGAAGTTGGCGATCGTATCGAATTCAAGGTAGGTACGATGATCGAGATTCCTCGTGCGGCATTGACAGCGGATCGTATCGCTTCCAGCGCTGAATTCTTCTCATTCGGAACGAATGACTTGACTCAGATGACATTTGGTTACTCTCGTGACGATATCGCTTCCTTCTTACCGGTTTACTTAGAGAAGAAGATTTTGAAGGTCGATCCGTTCCAAGTACTAGACCAAAATGGTGTAGGACAGCTGGTTCGTATGGCAACTGAGAAAGGTCGTGCCATCCGTCCGGATTTGAAATGTGGTATTTGCGGCGAGCATGGTGGTGAGCCTTCTTCCGTTAAGTTCTGCCATAAAGTTGGCTTGAATTACGTATCATGTTCACCTTTTAGAGTGCCCATCGCTCGTATCGCGGCGGCGCAAGCAGCTATAGAAGGATAGGCTGTTAAAAACTGCAAGTCTTAAATATCAATATATAAGGCTGATAGACGGGTTGAGTCTTGTTTATCAGCCTTATATTTTTATGTCATTATTAGCGTAAAATGATCTGAATGATATGTGATGTTTACACTTTGTTTGCTATATTTGCACATGGCGTTTACACCGTGTTTACACCATAAATTTAATGTATAAAGTGTTGATATATGGCAACTTTTAAGATTTGTGTTAGAAAGCAGCGTTCTGATGGCTTCTATCCTGTTTACATCAGAGTAACCCATAACCGTAAATCCTCTTATATAAAAATGGATAAAATGGTTGATAAAAAAGGGTTGACTCGCACGGGGGAGGTGAAAGATCCTTTTGTCGTATCCTTCTGTTCAGATGTAATCATGCGATATGTGGAGAGAGCGAACAAAGAGGATATATCGCAATGGGATGTAAAAACCCTAGTGGAATATCTGGAAAAAGCGGATGAGGATATCTGTTTTTCTGATTATGCGAGAAAGTATAAACGGGAAATGGAAACAGTTAGAGGCATGGCCCGTAACGCCAAGAATTATGAGTTGGCCTATTGTCATCTTGAGAGATTTGCGGGAACTAGCAAGTTGATGTTTTCCCGGTTTACCACGAAATTCATAAATGACTGGATAAAAACCTTATTGCCAACGGCAAGGGCGAAAGAAATGTATCCTGTTAATGTTCGCCAGATTTTTAAAGCTGCAATAAATGAGTTCAACGATTACGATAGGGGCATAATCAGGATCAAGACTAATCCTTGGCTAAAGGTAAAAATCCCCAATGCGGACACCCCCGATCACAGGGCCTTGGATGCGGACTTCGTTCGTGAGTTTTTCGCGACACCCATACCTCCGACAAAGATGATATTATCACTTCCAGAGTTGGCTAGGGATGTAGCCTTGATGGTCTTTTGCTTGGCAGGAATTAATACCGTAGACCTTTTTAGGGCCAAGAAGTCCAATTTGAAAGGCTGGACATTCTGTTATAATAGGGCTAAGACCCAAAAATTCAGAAGGGATAAGGCGTATATGGAGATTATTGTTCCGGATATTCTCCGTCCTGTCATGGAAAAATACTTTACACCGGATGATGATGAGTTTTTGTTTAATTTCCATAAGACCTATCGTGATGACGACTCTTTCAACGCAAATATGAACTCTGGATTGAAACGTATTTGCAAACATGGCGGTCTCAATGCTATATGTATGTATAATTTCCGGCATTCATGGGGAACCATAGCGAGAAACGATATAAAAGCCTCAATGTATGACGTGGCTTTCTGCATGAATCATTCAAGCGCTCATAAGACTACAGAGATATATGTAAGACCGGATTACTCTATAGTCTCTGAGATAAACAATAAGGTTATTGATTTTGTATTTAACCAAAAAAAGGAAGAAATGGTATATGAGGATCCTGTGAAATATTACCCTGATGATCAGATGAAAATATCTTTTAGACAGATGATTAAAGGCAGTGTCATATATCAAGGCAAGGAGATATTCTCATTTACGGATATAGGATATAATAACATTGACGAAATAATAAAAAAGCTAGCGGGGCATGTCCCGTCGTTTGTTCCAGATGGAGCCAAGGTTGATTTTAGGATAGACAATTTAGATAAAGGTGAATACCGGATATTTATGAGACAAAAAGGAAAAGGCTTTTGATACTTATAAGACAAATAGACCAATAAAAAACGCCCGTGTCAGAAAAAACACGGGCGTTATACTTTTTGGATGCGACAAATAGGACTATTTTGTCCTTTCGACCAAAATCTTTGAAATTCGAACTTGCAGTTGCTGCAACTCGATATTATTCAGTTCTTCCAAATCAATGTTCGCTATTTTTACTTTCCGATTTTCGTCAAAGGAATTTTTCTTCTCCTCGAGAAGAGCGGTTACTAACTCGTCTATTTGATCTTTGATTTTCTCTCCTTTTAACTTGTAATCCGTTGTTCTTGCCATGATATTAGTTATTTAGTTAAACTCTATACAAATTTAGGGAATATCCACGATACAATGATTGTCATTCCTTATTTTCTTTCTCTTTTTCCTCCAAGACCTTTTTAAGTTGATAGAGGCTTATGATATCATATTCAAATGTGGGATTTTCCCAATTTTTCCGGACAGAGTTCGTTTGGACCGATATAAATTTCCGTAGGTCAAATATGTATTGACACGGGCTTAGCCTGATCTCATTAAATGTGATTTGATAGTTATCAAACCACTCTAAAAGTTTTTTAAGTTCCTCGTTCATGGTTATACAATAAAATTTGTTCTCGCAAATATACCAATAATGCCTATATGACCGGACCTAACTATATACGAATGATTCGTAGATGAAAGAAAACAGTATAGAATAGTTGATTTTTTGGTGTCCGATGGGAGATAATGATCAAAGTAACAAACACGAGTCACTTTATTTATCTCTTTTGCGAGAAAAGACAAGATTATGATCGGATCTATAGTTGGAGCCGCCAGTTCCTTGGCGAGTGGCATTGCCGGGGGAATAAAGGCAAGGAAGGCGGCTAGAAAAGCGAACGCCGTGTTGGATAAACAGGCAAAGGAGAATGAGGATTGGTTTAACCGTAGGTATAACGAGGATTATACCCAAAGCGCGGAGGCGCAAGCCGCCTTGACCAAGGCTAGGGAATTAGCGGATGAGCAGTACCGTAAGGCCTCCGGTACCGCCGCGGTCGTAGGAGCTACTGATGAGTCCGTAGCGCAGGCCAAGAAAGCGGCGGGCGAGGTGATATCCGATACCGCCAGTGGTATAGCCACTAACGCTACCGCACGGAAGGATGCTGTGGAATCCCAATATCTCAACACCAAGAATAATATCAGTAACCAAAGGCTGTCTATCTATAATCAACAGGCGGCAAACGCCACGCAAGCGGCTAATCAAGGATTACAGGCAGGGATGGGCCTCGTTGGGGCTGATGCGCAAGCCCATCTTGACAAGGGTAAGGGATTATTCGAGTCTATATTCAAAAGTAAACAACAATGACATTAGAGGAAAGATATAATAGGAAAAGGACCCCGGTCGTTCAAAGGCCGGAATTGTCCACTACGCCATTGGTTGAGCCGGAGGTTGCCGGAAGCCAGAACCCTATAGCTCCAACCGTGGATAATACGGATGAGACCGCTCCGCAAGCGAGCGTTGTCGAGCCTCAAATGAACGATTACCAATGGAACCAAAGGCTTTATGAGACGCTCTTTCAAAAGCCGATAAGTCAAGAGGAGGAGGAGAGAAGAAAACGGGCCGCTTCCGTAGCTACTGGAATCGGGCATCTAGGCAATGTGTTGTCTTCCTTCTCCAATTTGGCATTCGCGGGAGAGGCACCTTCGCAGAAACTACCCACCGTAGCTGATCCTAAACTACAATCCTATTCTGACAGGTTGGAGGCTATCAGGCAAAGATACGGGGCCGGGTATCTGGCCGCAAGGCAAAACGACATCAATAATTATCAAAGGGCATTGCAGCTTTATAGACAGGATCAAGCGAGAAAAGCCCAGAATGATTTGGCAAAAGCCAAGATCGCGCAAAGTGCCGCTCAATTCGCAATAAAGAATGACAGGGAGGAGCGGAAGATGAAACAGGATGCCGCATATAAAGAGAGAGAGTTGGGTATAAGGCAATCCAATCTCCGTAGTCTTGAGCAATATCGTACCGCTAAAGCTAATGGCTCTGGGGCGGATAAGTCTATTGACATCATCGGCAGAAACGGTAAACGTTTCACTTTGTCCGGTAAGGATAAAGATGGGGCTATCGCTTATATGTATAAGAGGATGTTAGAGTATGCGGAGGAAAATAAAGATAAAAACAAGAGCGTATCGGATGTAACGTGGCAGCTTGGTGAAGGTGGAGACCAAAAGACCAAACAAGCCGCTATTGTCATGAGTAATATTCAGAATTTCCCGGAATTATACGATGAGTTTGATAAGGTAATCGGATCGGGAGGTTCTTCTAGTAAGGGCAAGCATATCCCTTTAAACGATGAAGGAGGAACAGAAAATACAAACGAAAAATACAGCTGGATTCATGGATTCTAATGTAAAACATTTATATGACGCTATGATTAGCCAAGGATATACGGGACTTGGCGATTTCTCTAATTTTGAGGGTAAGACTCAGGAAAGAGGAGAATGGTTTATGATTATTTGATACAAGATGATTATTTCTCCGAGATAGGCGATTTCTCCAAATTTGAGAGTGCCCTAGGGTATTCGCCCGTTGAAAGGAAAGATTACGTTTCTCAATCAAGCGTTAATCCTGCACCTATCGCTTTAAGACAGGAGGTTGACGTGCCTATGAAGGATCAATCGGAATACGTTAATCCGTGGACGAACTCACCTGATTATAATTTTGAGTCCTTGCGTAAAAAAGGAAAGATTGAGACCGCTACTCCTCCACCTCCTACGGAGTATGAGAAGGATTCTTCTTT